CGTAGTCAAGTCCAATCGGTGGCTTGTTCTTAGTTTTAAGCTTTACAGGTGTGATGTATTTGAATATAGAACTCAAGGCTCTATCCATCTGATTCTGTCTTGGCTCAATGTAGGAAGTTTGGAACGCCTCAAACGCTTCAATCAACTCGTTACGCCCTCCAAGTTGCCCCTCGGTCTTGATACCGAAAAGCATCGGAGATGTAACTCTGTGAGCCATCAAAATCTCCTCTTGTACAGTGTTGTTGAGAATGTCAAACTGCTTGTCAAAGTCAGACGGTGCTAAGTTGTTAACTACTGAAGGAGTTTCATTCGGATCGTTGAACTGAATGATTATCGAACCAGCGTTATCTGTGCCGCTAAAGTTGTCTTTAAATCTTCTGATTGTTTGACGAGCTTCTTCAGGTGATGGGATGCCTTTAAACAATTGTAAAAGCGTCTGAGCAGAAAAGCCTGATTTGATAGAGTTAAGATGGAAGTTGGCAATCTCTGTGTCTATTTCTATGTACTTAAGAGCTGATTGGTATGGTGCAGTTGGATACTCGCCACAACCTGCCTTGTACATCTTGAAATAAAATACTTGCTTACTCTCTCTCGTGTTAGGATTCCAAGCAAAGTAATGGTCAGGCTTTACTTTCCTATCACTCCAATCCTCAGCGTATAAATAATGACCATCTAACGAGTGACGGACATTCTGAAAAGGCAAGTGATAAATCTCTGCTATCTTGGTTTTGGCTTTGTTCCAAATGATCTCTAAAGCAAACCCATCAAATAACTCTAAATCCTGAGCGATTTTGTTTTTAAGGCTGTCAAAGTCCTCATAAGCGTTGATTGAATCAAGAGCGTCATTTGCCTTTGCAATGTCCTCTGTGTTGTATGCGATGATTTCTGTTTTATCACCGGCTATGAAGTCTGCCTTTTGAGTTACTATTGCTCCGTGCTTTGGTGAGCTATTAAATAGATCAATCAACATTTGTGGGTAAGCGTTATCCTGCCCATAAGTCAAGAAGCCTTTTGCTTTGTTCTCCTTGAAAATGGGGATTTTGCTTTCCGCAAAGTTGATCCGTATGAAGTTATTTTCCATCTTTTTTGTCTTTTGCAAATATTGACCCAACACCAGCAACGATGAACGCCCCTGCCTCTGTGAGTGTTGCCTTGTTTATTCCAACTAATATGAGCGAACCTGTCACGAGTAGAACACCCAAAGCCGTTGTTTTCCAATTCTTAAATACTCTATCTATCATTTCCCAAATCTTAACTCTAACAATGAATCGTTTATCTTCCGCATACGCTTCAATTCCACTGTTGCACTATCGTACAACTTCTGTGATTCCTCTATCTGCTCCGCCACTTCATCCTCAATTGTAGGCGTGTCAGTTGACAATGCCAATATCACAGCGAGTATTCCTATTGCTAACAATGCTTTCATATCTTTCCGAGTGCTTTGTATATTTTAATCTCAGTTACCAACGCTGAACACAAGGAGTCCTGAGTTTTTAACATCGCAGACATTTTCCGCAGTTCTGTTTCGCATTTTACCAATCGCTTCTCGCATTGAGCCGTTGCAAGGTTGCTCTGACGTTCTGCTCTGATGTATAGGGCAGTCACGACAAAAAGCAAAAGGTAGGTGATAGCCTTCTCGCTGTTCTTGGTAAATTGCTCAAATGTTACGGGGAATCTCATAGTTCTTCGTGTGGTGTGATTGTGATGTCAGTTGGTTCACCTAATACCGCCTCTAAACCTTCCACATGACGGATGTAATAAAAGCCGTCAAGTTCAGAATAGGAATAGTTTACCCAATAGATAGTAGTATCGTTAGGGCGTATAGGATAGCCTTTGTAATCTGCCGCTTGTTGTCTTGCGTCTATTGCTTCTTGTTCTGTGTTGTATGTGTAGCCTTGCATATTAGTATACAGAGTAAAAGTTGTTTTGATTGGTGTTAATTCCTACTAAATCTGAATCAGATTTTGTTGTATTCCAATAAATTGCCTCTTGAATATTTGGATACAATGTAGAACCAAAAGTGTCATTACCAATTTGTATGTCATTTAAGTTAGCCGTATAAGTTGAAGTGGAATTAGTTATTGTTTCAGAAGTACCATTCACCCATAATTTTGCGGAATTTGTATCAGTTGTTGAACCCCATATTTCTTGATTCTGTGTATAAACGCCATCTTCTGAGCGAAATGTATTATTATAAATTGCTCTATTGTATGGCGATACTCCCCATGCTAATAAGCCATAACATGGTGAACCTGTGTCACCAATAGACATAATAACACCATAACCAGAAGATAAGTTAAATTTAAATACAACCGCCATAGTGTTTGATGTGCTTGTTCCACTCGATGTTGTACGCCTTAAAAAATCCGTTGAATCTTGAAATTTAATTGATGGTTTAGAATTAATTAAAATAACACTTCCACCACTAACTATTTGCGGTTGATTTGCTGCCGTTGTTTGTGTTACATCTCTACCGTTACCACTTTGGTCGTACCAAGTTGTGACATAAGCATCCAATCCACCTGTACAATATCCCTCAAGAGTTGCCGTGTCTAACTCACCATTAACAAAACCGATATCATAAGTAGGTTGCCCCGTTGTGTCTATTCTTACCTCAATAGCATCTCCCGTATAATCTGCCCTTAATTTACGCAAGGAATAAGCGGCAGCCGCATTGGGATAATCGTCTAATAATCCCGTAAATGAAGACCATACTTCCGTGCTACCGATATAAACTTTACTTACATCGGTTGAGCCAATCTTAACCGCACTTATATCGTTACTCCCTAACTTCATATAATAAAGTAGATGGTTGTCGCTGATGGTGTTAATGCGTCATATTCCGCTTGTGTGACCGCAGATAAAGCGTTAATGTCGTAGGTTGTGCCGTCTGACTTGGCAATCTTAGCGTCCACTTGAGTTTGTATCGCACTGGTCACCCCGTCCAAATAACCTAATTCGGTAGATGTAACATCGCTTACCGCAACCTTTCCGCTACCATCAGAAACCAACGCTCTTGATGCCGTTAGGTCTGCATCGTCTATAGTTGTAGCCGCACCCGTGATTGTCGCTTGTTTGCCGTCTATTTGCGTCTGAATAGCACTTGTTACTCCGCTAACGTATCCGAGTTCAGTAGATGTAACTGATGAAACTTCAACCTTACCCGTTGCACTTGATGTTAACGCTCTAGAAGCCGTTAAATCAGTTCCTGTGATGGTTGTCGCTGCCCCTGTGATAGTGTCCTCTTTACCGTCAAGTTCTGACTGCAAATCTGTTTGACTTGATAACGTGCCTGTAATGCCTCCCCAAGCAACAGAAGAAGATATTTCAATGTTGCCGCTTCCAAGTAAAGAAGTAGAGTTTACAGTCTTTATATTAGTTCCACTTACTAAAGTGTCTTGTTTAGCATTCAAGGCGGTCTGAGTAGCAGACGAAACAGGTTTATCAGCATCGCTTGTGTTATCAACATTTGAGAGTCCAACATCCCCTTTGGCAAGGGTAACAGTTCCAGTTTTACCTGCGACAGATTGCACAGGTGCGAGAGCCTTGATTTGGCTCACGTTTACTTTCTTTGTCGTTGCAACGCTCGTGTCGACTATCGGCAATACGTCAGCATCATCTACCGATACAATTGCGTCTAATGCACTTATTTTTTTATCAGCCATTATAGTAATATTTTGCTTGTGTTATCTTCTTGAAGTAAGAAATCACCGCTTTCCAATAACAAGTAAGCGATTGCTTCAGGTGCTTCAATTTCGTATATTTTCTCATTCAGTTCAACAGTGTACTGTGTCGCTGCCGTTGGGTCAAAATCAACTTTAACAATTCCTCTCTCTACTAACTCATTCGCAAGAGCAGGGTTTGTATTTGTGTCAGATGTTTGAGCGTATATTTTGTATTCATACTCACCAGCGTCAAGAGTGATTGTAGTTCCCTCTGTGATTTCAAACTTGTTGTATCTGTCAGTATAGGAAGATGAATCTGTAAGGATGAAATTGTAAGTGACAGCCGTTAATCTATGCTTTAAGGAAAACAAATAGTAAGGGTTGAGAATCGTTGTTTTCTCTCCTAATGTCAAGTACCAAAATTTTGTTTCCGCTTTATTCAGTTGCAGCATCTATATATAATTAAGATTTTCCGCATTTTGGCGTAAAAAAAAGAGGAGAGCCGAAGCCCTCCCCTATTAGAAACTATGAAAACAAGAAATTAGATACCTAACGATGTAGCAACAGCAGCCT